TTATTGCAACACTTACTCAAAATGCAGGGCGCAACATCTCACTGAAGTTAACAGAAATCGATGACGAGTTTAAAGTGTCCATTCTTGGCTACAAAAAACTCAGCAACGGTAATCTTGTTGAAGTGACAAATTCACCAGTCAAAACCTTTGCCCTTGGTTTTGAGTTTCAGGGAGATGCCAAAGCCCGTCGTGTTTGGTTTTATCTTTGTTCTGTAACGCCAATTAACGAAGCAACAAAAACCAAAGGTGAAAGTATCGAAGCTAACGAAATCACCTTAAATATTGTCGCTCGGCCAATTGAAGTTGGGAATTTTCTTGTAACGCACATTGTCTCCAATTCCGAAGACACAAATTACAATGATTTCCTTTATAGTGCGCCTCAACTTCCAACTATTGGTAACTAGGAGAAGTTATGGAAAAAACATTACTTATTCAAGGTAGAGAATACCGTTTAAAAAGTTCTCTATTCTCAATTATCAGTTACAGAAATACCTTTGGCACTGAATTATTCAGTGACATTAGTGTCCTCGACACATTAACCAATAAGGAAGAACTAACGACTTTATCGACGATCATCGATGTCATCTTTAAAATCACTTACATTTTGCATAAGCCTTTTACAAACCAAAGCTACGATGAGTTCTTGGGTGGATTTGATTTCAGTATCTTAAGCGATGTCAAAGAGCTAGAAGCGATTGCAAACACGATTGCAGAGCTTTTAGGAACCGTTAAGGAAAAAGGCGACGAACAACCAAAAAAAGAAATTCCCCACCCATAACTGCCTCGATTATCTTGAACCTTGCGAAGCTTGGCATCCAGATAAGTGAAAGTCGTTTCTTCGATATCGCTACTTACGCTGAAATTATCGAGATAGAACTTGCACATACGGGTGGGGCAAATTCTCGAAAGGCAACCCAAAGCGATATCGATAGATTTTTACTTTAAGAAGGGAGGTCGGTTCTAGATATGGCAGAAACCATCAAAGGACTTAACATCAAGCTTGGTTTAGATATGACTGAACTTGAACATAATCTCAAAGAGATTACAAAAGAACTTAAGGAAGAACAAAAAGACCTTAAGGCGATTAACAATGCCCTTAAATTCGATAGTGGGAATCTTGACCTTTGGAAAGAAAAGCAAGATAAGTTAAATAGCATTCTTGAAACAACCAAGAAGAAACTAGAAACACAAAATGCCAAATTAGAAGAAGCAAAAAAAGCTGTCCAAATAGGTGCTATTTCCGAAGAAGAATTTAATTCTTTAAAGCGCTCTGTCCAATACACAGAGGCTGACATTTCGAAATTAAATAAAGAACTTGAAACAACGAACGACAAGATAAAATCGCTCGGTTCAATTAATCTCAACCAATTGAATAAAATTGGTACAAATCTCTCAAAATATGTCACGGCACCAATTCTTGGCGCCGTTTCGGCATTAGGAGTTCTCACCAAGAAGACAATGGATTCTGCAGGAGAAATAGCCGATAATGCCGCCAAAGTTTATTTAGCAACAGATGCATATCAAAAGTGGACATATGCTTTTAAACTTCTTGGAGCTGAAGAATCGTCGATGAGAAATGCTTTCATTAAGCTGAATACTCTTCTTGGTGATATCGCTCAGGGCAATGGTGAAAAATACGAAGAAAGTCTAAAGAAAATCGGTTTATCGACCGAAGAGCTTATTGGATTAACTCCAGATGAGGCTTTTGGAAAAATAAGAGATTCATTATCAGAGCTTGAAGATGAAACATTAAGAGTTGCCATTGCTAATGAAATCTTCGGAGGTAAAATCGGTGCAGAACTAGCTCAAGTCATCGGTGCGACCAGTAATGAAATCTCAGCTTTAAAATTAGAAGTAGAAGAATTAGGAATAATTACCGAAGATGAAATTTCAACGGCCAAAGGATATAAAGATAGTTTAGATAGACTAAAGCAATCAGCCCAATCACTGGCGATGCAACTTTCCGTCGCCTTTGTTCCAGTTTTAAATAAGGTAAATGATTTGCTTCAAAACAAATTAATTCCGGCCGCACAAAGGATTATTGCGTGGTGGAACAATTTAAGTTCTGCAACAAGAAAAATAATTGCCGTTGTCGTTGGACTAGTCGCCGCACTAGGACCAGTGCTTGTTACTTTAGCAAAAGTCATACCACTCGTCTCGAAGATGAAGTCAGTTTTGTCAGGTCTTAAACTTGGAGGTGCAATACAAGGCTTAAGCCTTGGAAAGGTTGCAATTATTGGTCTAATTGCCGCTCTAGCGGTTTTACTATTAAAAAACGAGAAGTTCCAGGAAGTCTTAAAAACACTGGTTAGTAGTTTACAAAAAGTGCTAGCACCGATTGGCGAATTAATTGGAAAACTTGTTTCATCATTAGCGCCATTACTAGAAACAATAGCTAATGGACTAACAGAGATAATCGATGCCCTTGTTGGATTAATAGAAAAAATCATTCCGCCTTTGATTTCAATTCTTGAAGCAGTAGTGGAAATTGTCAAAGTGGTTTTAGAGGTGATCATCGATTTAGTAAAGAAGATTCTACCGCCACTGATTTCAATTATTGATGTAATTGTGGAAGTTATTGTTGCACTAATACCAATCATCGAACTAGTGATTAATCTAATTGCTAATGTCCTAACAAAAGTAATTCAGGTATTACTCAAAATCCTCGAACCGATTAAAACAATCCTATTTTTAATTGTCAATGTAATTGGAGTGCTTTTTACCGCACTAACGAGCATCATTACATCAATACTAAAACCACTAATAAAGATCATCGAAGTAGTCTTTTCGGTTTTGAGCATTGTCGTCGATGTCGTTCTTAAAATTATCGATATTCTTGTGGCCATTTTAATTCCGATTATTGAGATTATAATTGCCGTTCTCAACCCCGTTCTTTCTCTTATTGGTACGATCATAGGTGCAATCGGTTCTTTGATGGGAGTTTTATCTCCACTAATCGACCTATTGTTAGCACCTTTAATTGGGCAACTTGATTTTATTAAGATGTTGCTTGAACTATTTTCACCTTTATTAAGCACGATTGGTGACATCATCAGTGCCATTTTAGTTCCCGCCATCGAAATATTAGCGACTGTTCTTGAACCAGTCCTCTGGTTGCTTCAAAAAATAATTGATGCCATTTCATGGATTATCGATAATGTCGCAAAAGCCTTTGAGGGAATTGGTGGTTTCTTTAAAAAAGTCGGTAATTTCTTTGGAGATTTATTCTCGGGTAGACTTTTTCAATCAAACAAAAATGAAACGAGAAATGCCTATACAACTAATAATGTCGTCGTGAATACCTCGAGCAGTAGCTTTGATATCGATTCGATAAACAAAGCGTTAGGAGGTGCCTACTAATGCGTACCTTAAAACTAATTAATGAATACGGCCAAGTTTATGAACTAACAGGAAAAGTGCTTATAAATGGAATTGAAGGACTAGGCATCTCACGAGAAAACGAATATCTACTATTCAAAGATCGTTATTCGTTAGCGAGAGTTAGTCATGGCATTGGTGAGATTTCCCTTGGGCTCGTCTTTTTAGAAGGCTATAAAGGATACAAAGACTTTGTTGTTTTTATTTCAAGAGCCACAAAACTATTACTTCAATATAAAACGAATGAAACTTACCTATGCAAGATTGCCTTTAAGGAAATAAGCAAAGGTGAAATTTCATTTGGGAGTATTCTTAGCAACCTCATAATAAATAAACTCACTCCATGGTTTTGCGAATACGAATATTCAATAGGTGTTGCATCAACCCAATCAAATAAAGAATTCCCTTATAAATATGCTTACATTTACGGAACAAACGCAAAAGGAACATTGCTCATGACAAATAACGGTGATGCCGATGCGTATGTAAGTCTAAAAATAGTAGGAGCCGTAAATAATCCCAGGGTAGTCATTAATAAAAACAATGAAATAGTTGGGACATTTAGACTCTTTTATGAAGGCAATGAGATCGTCTCCATGTCGAGTGTTCCCGAAGATGAATACATCAAAATTGCTGATGAAAACGCCTATCAACAACAAGACTTTACCTGTAAAAACTTTCTTGTGATTCCCAAAGGTGAATCAGAAATAGTTTTCTATCCAGGAGTAAATGAGGGTGCAGTTTGTTATTTAAAAGTCGAAGAAAGTTTTGAAGGTGTCTAAAGATGAATTTATTAATCTATAGTCGTGAAAATCTAACCTTTAAAGAAAGTCTTTCGATTGAATCTTTTGAAGTCACTTTAGATACAGTCATTAATAGTGAATCGTCATTTGTAACAGCTGGCGGTAGTGGAAGTGCTAGACAAGAAGACATTGCCATCTTGCATGAACGGAGTTTCTTCTACATAGGAATTGTTAAAAAGATAAGTAGTGAAGGAATCAAAACCAAAATTAGTACGACTCATTTCAATAGTGTGCTTGAAGCAGAATACATTACGAGAAACTTTAGTTTAGGAAAGTATGGTGATCATATTAAAACATTGATTACCGATACCTTGATAAATAGCAATGATGCAGCGCAGAACATGAGTTATCTTCAGGTGGTAAACGAAAGTATCGCTACTGGAACGGTAGTTGTTACTAAGCCCGAAGTAAGTACAATCGCCTCGTTTATCAACGAACTAAATGCCACTACTGGTATTAGGCTCGAAACTAGACTCGGAATAATCAATGGAAAAATAACGCATCTAAAAATGGTAATTGTTGAAGCTGTAACGACAATGAAACTCCGTTATGATTTAGCATTACTCCGCAATCTATCGATAAATGAAGATGGTAATACCCCACTTAACAAAGTCATTTTATTTGGAGATGGACTAGCAACTCTGTCCTATTATCTGTTAACTGACGGAAGCGTAAGTACAAATGCGAGTAGTCCCTTAAGAATAAGACCAGTGAATTATTCATATGTCGAATATCAAAGCACCGATACTCCTTTAACAATCGCCAGCAAAGAGTTAGTAAAAGACAAGTTTCTCCATGCAATCACATTCGATGTCTCATTAGACAATCAAATATTTATCCCGTTTACGAATGCTTATCTTGGTGATCAGATTGAATTTATTACTGAAACCAAAACAATCCCGACACTCATCAGTCAAATAAAATTCAAAAACACGCTCAAAGAATGCTCGATTATTCTTGGTGAGCATCGATTAAAACTGACTGAAAAATTAAAAATGATAGAAAGAAGGACAAAATATGGCAATTAGAAAAATTACATTTGATGGAAGTCAGGTCTCATCTAAAGATGATGCCGATTTCTATTATCATTTACTTGATTTGAATAAAGCGGGAGTAGTTAAAGGTCTATATAACGAATGCACAGTCACGGCCGGCAATAATTTACTTACAGTGGCAAAAGGAGTAGTGGCAGTTTATGGACGCTTAATTCTCGTGGAATCAAACAGCCAGGTTACAGTTATTCTTGACTCAACTAAATACGGTTATCTTGTCTTACAGGTTAACTTAGCAAGTAACGTTATTAGCTTACTCGTGAAAGAAAACACCTCAAGTTACCCATCGCTTACTCAAAACAATCTTCATAATTCAACGGGTATTTATGAGTTTCCTTTAGCAAGATACCAAAAGACCGCCACATCACTTACTCTCGACAGCAGTTTTGTAGCGCCAGCAATTCAAACCCTAAGTACCCAACTAGATAATTTAGAAACCCGTCTTGAAAATTATGTAGAACAAAATTATGGCCCGAAATTACTATCAGCTATAACACCCATTGGATCTACGATTGCTAAGTACGATGTTAACCAAATCAATTTAAACAAAACACTTTTCACAGTAAGACTCAAAAACCAAGTGACACTAACATTTTCAGGAAGAACAATTAGTAGCTCGTCACTATCAAATATTTCCTATCTTTATCTGGGAAATACTTACTATTTTGTTATTGAGTACACAGCAGGAATAATCATGCTTTATTCGTCATCAACTGACTACGCACATCGTGTTGTCGATGTTCAAATATGGAGGTAATTATGGAATTCATCAAAAAACAATTTCCTTTAAGTGAAATCTTACTCATTTATAAAATAGGCTCAAGAGCCTATGGAGTAGAAAACGATAACTCTGACACTGATTTAACGGTAGTTATCAATGGCTATAGTGGTATGAATCATGTCGTTGATTTTGAAACCAGGACTGAGTACTACATCTATAGCAAAGAGCTATGGATTAAAAAGATGGAACTGGACTCTTCTCTTGCCAATCTTTTTCTTATTTTCCCCGATGAAGTAATCGGCAACACCCCATTGCATATAGACGAAGAATTCGTGGAAGTTTATGAAAACTACCAAAATAGAAATTTTGCCACAATCATTAAAAAATATTTAGAAAAGGTGATTGCACACTTTGAAACATATCTTAGTGACAACATCCAAACAAAAATGATGTGGCACTTATTTAGAATTGAAGAACAAGTCCTTCGTTTCATTTCCACTGGTGAGTGGACGCTTAATCTCAACCCCGAAACGATTGAAAAAATTCAAGTCTATAAGAGTAACTATCATCTTCAAAATGAACAATGGCTCAATGAATTAAATTGCATCATCGAGTATCTAAAGGAGGTTCAAAACCATGAGTGGGACTGAAACAGTATTGACGATCATTAGTGTCATCGGAACGATATCTTCGATTTCGTTTGCTTACTTGGCATTTAAAAAAGGCAACAAAAAAGATGACAAACTTTCTGGCAAAAACGAAGGAATCATTTTATCCGACATTTCATATATAAAATCGAGCACAGAGCGTATTGAAAAGCGGCTTGATAAATTGGAATCCATCAATACCAGTACGACGACTCGTGTCGCAGTATTGGAACGGGATGTAAAAAATTTAAGCAAATTGAAATTTGCTAGAAAGGAACTTAAATAAGATGAACGAAATTGTATTATCGATTATAAGTGCTGTAGTCACAACTGTTGTCCTACCTCTTATAACTCTTGGAGGAACCAGACTCATTCAATTGATTAATCAAAAAATCAAAGATGCGAAAACTAGAAATCTATTAACTGGTCTAACAGAAATTGTCGAAAGAGTAGTGCGAAGCGTAACACAAACCTATGTCGAGTCTTTAAAGAAAGACGGAAAGTTTGATCAAGAAGCACAACTTAAAGCTTTGACACTTGCTAAAGAAACAATTCTCAAGGAACTAAACGAAGAAACCAAATCCTTTATTGAAACCAATTATGGAAGCGTTGATAGCTTTATAACATCTCAAATTGAGTCAACAATCAATCTACTAAAGACAAAATAGAAACCTCAAAATAGGATAGCGAACTACCGAAGAAAATTTGAAAGAAAACAAAAAAACTCAATTTTCTTTCCTAACCACAACTGGCAGGTTCCCTTGGACGACAAGAACTCGTAAAAAAGAACACTTTTTCCTACAAACGACAAGTATTTTCCCACCTACAACAAAAAAAGGCACTTTCCTAAAAATCGAAAAAATTGCGTATTTTTGTTACATAGATGGTGCCAAAATTGTCTTTAATTACTCGCTGAAAAGTAGCAAAAAACAAACAAAAACGACCTAAATTGGTCGTTTTTTGTTAATTTTGATTATGAGTTCGATTAGCTAATGCTCAGTTCGAGGGGTTTTGCCAAAATCTATTATTTTTCATTGTAAGATAGCGAACCGACTTTTTCGAGGCCTTGAGTTGCTGATTGTAAGATAGCGAACCTACACTAATACAATAGAAAATTCGAGTTCTGTTGTTTTGTAATTCACGATTGAAGACACTTTTACACTAAGAAGAATATTTATGTCGTTGGATAGATCAATTAGTGAGTTTGTCGGGTTAAAGATTAAATAGAAATGATTATCCTTAACATAGACTTGGGAGAAGATGGTCTTTACGATTTCGATATCGTAACCATCGCTCAATGCGAGTAGCGAGAGTTTCAGTTTACGAAGGGTGTCTTCAATGCTCTCAAAGGTTAGCTGATTATTCTTTATCGCAGATATGCGATTGTAGATGTTTAATTTCACATCTGCATCGATTGTCCTGTCGAGTTCTTGATTAAGCACGGTGAGCTCGTTTTGCATGGATTCAAGAGTATTTGCTTTGATGTCACCGTAGTAGTTGGTTATTGATTTAAAATTCTTAAGCAAATGATTACAAACTGATGAAATACCCTCAACAACATACTTATATTGAATCATTTTCCGAAAGTCATTCTTAACGCATAGGAGTACTGGAATATTGTATTTGCCTTTTGGACGCTCTACCTTGTAAACAAAGTGCTTATCGACTTCCATTGAATAAAAGAACTTTGATTCTGGTTTTAATGTCTGACTAACATTGGTGCGGCGATACTTCGTACGCTTCTTGCGTTCGGCTTGGACAAAGTCAAACATATCACGAGTGATGATGCCTTCATGATTGTTACGAACTAGATACTTAGTGGGTTCATCGTAGAAAAGACATTTGTTAGTTCTTGCAAGTTCCCGACCTCGACCAAGCAGTGCGTCTCCACAATACTTTTCATTAAGTAAAATGCTTTCTAAGACGCTATGCGACCAGAACTCATTGCCTTGTGGTGACTTAATACCAAGCTCGTGCAGTAGATGAATCATCCGTGCATAGGAAACCTTTTCAATATACCAATCGTATATTTGCTTAACAATCCTCGCTTCTTCAGGAACGATGATGAAATTACCATCAATGATCTTATACCCATAAATTCGTACTGTAGTATTTAGCCCCTTGCTCATTTTTTTCTTGAAGGTCCACCGAAGATTACTTGAGATTTGCCGTGATTCTTCCTCGGCAACCCCCGAAAGAATGTTAAGAAGAAACTCATCGGCAAAGTCACGAGTGGAGATGTTTTCCTTTTCAAAGAAAACGCTAACGCCTAGACTCCGAAGCTCTCGGATAATTTCCGGAACCTCAATGGCGTTGCGCCCAAACCTAGACACAGACTTAGTATAGATGAGATCAATGCCGCCCTTACGAGCCAGTTCCATCATGTTATTAAACGAAGGACGATTCTTTGTGTCCATGCCGCTTTCTTTATCGGCAAAGACGCAGGTGAGCTCATAGTTTGGATTTGCCTCAATCGACTTAATAAGTTCGTTAACTTGGAGTTCGTAACTCGTTTCTTGCTCCTCATTATTCGTTGAAACCCGAGCGTAAATAGCGACTCTCACTTTGCGAACAACAGACCCAATATCAACTGGGATGACACTGACACTAGACATGATAAACCACCCGATACTTAATACCTTTTTGCAGATCGTAATCGATGTACAACTTCGAAAACAACGAGGGTATAATGTTCAACTCATCAATGCAAGAAGACAGCTCTTCGGTATCCTTGCTACCAGATATAACGAAAACCAGCTCTTCTGGACTAACAATCACCAACTTGTAAAATGATTTTATTAATAAGAAATCATTAACGAAATCTTGGTCGGAAATGACTGAATCAATCACTTGCAAAAGATTGTTGCTACGAACCGAAAAACTGACTCTATTTTCTAACTTCTCAATTTCTTTTCGCAGTGCCTTTTCTTCAGAAATGATTTTTTCATTGAGCCCATTTGCTTTGGCGGCGATTAACGCATTTAGACGAAGGCGTTTGCTATGCAAAGATGAAGTATCATCATGTTCAGATACTGATAAAAGCATCGATTTAAGTTCATCTAGAACATCTTTGTGATTAAGTAACTCATGGATAGAATCCTTAACGGCGCCTAGTACTAGATCATATGAAATACGAGGATATGTACAATCGATAGACACAGTCGGGTTGTGGTTACAATTTAAAACAACATATTCACTTGGACGATTGTGATTGATGAGATGGCGGTGAAGCTTACGATGGCACTTACTGCAGTAGGTTATGTTAGTTAGAGCATACTTTGTTATTTGATTTGGACGACGAGTCTTAAGCATCGATTGGACGGTTTCGTATTCGTCCCTTTTGATGATGCCTTCATGATGATTTGTCACATAATACTTCGGCTCGATATTATCATTTTTTACTTGCTTGTGAGTTAGATAATCAACAGTGCAAGTCTTCTGTAATATGGCGTCCCCCATATATTTCTCATTACTAAGAAGTCCACGAACAGTGGAGTATAGCCACGATTTACCTTTAA